AAAAACGCAACAAAACGCAACAGAAAAAAGAACAAAAAAGTGAAACGAAACAAAAGGACCTTCATGCCTGGGAGAAGATAAAGCAGCAGTTTACTGACTGGCCAGACGACAAACTGAAGGCCTACTTGAAGCAACTTGAACTAAGAAAAGAAGAGCTGGAGAGTATCCCGCCCGAGGAAGTGACTCCGGAAGAATATAAAGAATTGGGTAAAGTTCGGAGAGAGCGACGGGCTATTCTTTCTGATCCTGATTCGTCTCAAATATGTTCCGGGCATAATCGGGACGGTAGTCAATGCAAAAATCCGGTAGAGCGAGGCAAGAGGGTTTGCTGGATGCACGGCGGAGCTCCTGGAGCAGGAGGGCAGAAGGGAAATCAAAATGCCGTTAAACATGGCTTTTTCGCAAAAATATTTCCCGATGACGAGGAAACCAGGGAGATATATGAGGCTATCGACAGTAAAAGTCCTCTGGATATTATTTGGGATCAGATAGTAATCCAGTATACTGCTATTGCAAGAGCGCAGAAGATTATGTTTGTCCGAGACCAGAAAGACATAACAAAACATCTGAAGCAAGTCAAGGGCAGTAATCTTGGCAAGGTTGATAAAAACGGTGAAAGCATTGAAATAATCAACGAACGGGAATGGGAGTTCCAATACGCATGGGATAAACATGCTAGTTTCTTGAAGGCTCAGAGTACAGCTATGAAGACGCTTGACGGTTTGATATCTAGCTATGAGGACATGGTGGAGAGGTATGAGCTTAAGGGTTTGATAGTCGAAGAGCACCGGTTACGTGTTGAAAAGCTTAAGGCAGATCTTAATAAAGCGCAAGGTGGCGGTGGGGAGCTAGGAGATATCCTTGACGAAGTCCTGGAAGAAGAGGGTTTAACTGATGGATGAGCGGGAAAAAAAGCGGCAATTCGTTAAGCATATCATTAAAGACATACGCAACTACTCCCGCAGATTAAGGAAAACCAAACCCCTAAGGCCGTACCAAGTTGATCCATTGCTCTGCATCGTAGACAGCGTAGAAAACAAAAAAGCCAAGATAATCACTGTGATGATGTCGCGGCAAAGTGGTAAAAACGAATCCTCAGCACAGCTGGAGGGTTTTTTATTGACTAAAAATAAGCGTCGCAGCAGTATTATCGTTAAAGCGGCCCCGACATGGAAACCTCAGATAGTTAACAGCATAATCCGCGTCAAAGATGTCTTGGACAATTCTCTGACCAAAAAAGCTTTTAAGGGCGAATTTGGTTTTATGATTGTCCTTGGCAAGTCTAGGGTTGCTTTTTTCTCTGCTGAACCGAACGCCAAGGTAGTTGGTGCCACTGCAGATATACTTCTGGAGATAGACGAAGCCCAGGACGTGAACCAGCAGAAATACGATAAAGACTTTGCTCCAATGGGTGCCAATAAAGCTGTTACTACAGTGTTTTGGGGAACTGCTTGGGACACTGATAATATGCTGGAGAAGCAACGGCAGATAAATAGGAAGAAGGACCAAAAGCGGGCAAAGGAACTAAACTGCAGAGTAGAAGACTTGCCAGCGCAGGAGCGGTACCACTTCGAGTATGACGCTTACGAGGTATCCAAGCATAACCCGGATTATAAGACGTATTTTAACCGTGAAGTTGAGCGTTTAGGTCTAGAGCATCCGATCATTCAAACCCAGTACCTTCTCAAAGCCATTGCCGCTGCAGGGAAGTTTCTAAACGAACAGCAAAAGGCAAAGCTTCAGGGTGAGCATGAGCGATATCATAAGCCAAAGCCGGGCCGGCGATATATATCGGCCATAGATATAGCCGGTAAAGACGAAGAAGCACAGGACGCAGTACTGAGAGGACTAAAGCCCAAAAAAGACAGTACAGTACATATTATTGGTGAGCTTGATTTTTCGGTATGCGATGCCATTAATCAGGACCCGCTAATTAAAATAGTTGAAGCGACATACCGTACAGGGCACGACTTCGACACTCAGAAATTAGAACTGCTGGCAGACCTGAACCTATGGAAACCTGAATATGTCGTATCTGATGCTCGCGGTATTGGTGCAGATATAACTTCCTGGTTGGCCAAAAAATACAATGCCGTTGAAGAGCACCAGTCAACAGACATAACCAACAGTGACGATGGCTTTGCGATACTTGCTAAAGTCAATACCGGTCTCCTAAAAATGTTTGCCGACGATGGCAGTGAAGAATATAAAGAGTTTTGGGAGCAAGCCGGGCAATGTAGGTATGAAATAAAAGCCCAACAGAAGTTAAAGTTTTTTGTGTCTGAAACAGAAGGACATGACGACTTTATGAAAGCCTTAGGCTATCTGACCAGAGCGGCTGGTAATTTTGCCGTTCCAATTGGTGAATCGGAAGAGCACAGCTACGACGAGCTAGAGGATGATGATTACTATGATGCTTATAGATAAACTTACCTCCAAAATAACCTCTCTTTTTAAAACTTCTAAGCCTACAGCGGAGGTTGAGGATGTACAATCAACAGATCACTACTCAGAAGTAGCTAGTCAGGCACAATCTGAGAGTCTTTTTAACTACGACATATTCAAGGTTGAAAATGACAGAAGGTCTGTGCTTGCTGATGTTCAAAAACTGCTTGACGAGGATCCGAGGGTAGCTGAGGCTAATAAGCGCATGGCTAACGCTGCAACGCGGGGCGGCATAACAGTAGTCGTGTCGGGTGCTACTTCTGACATTCAAGCCAAAAACAAAAAAGCGCGACCCGGTGCGACAAAAGCACGGTCCAACGCTACAGCCAACAAGGCGCAGCAGATACTTAACGACCTGGTGAAAACAGCAAAGGTTAATGCTAAGGTCAACGGCTGGGCAAAGCGACTGGTTTCTGACGGCGATCTGATGCTCAACGTCATTGTTGATATGCGGGACAATACCATTGTCGATATTCGTAGGGTACCACCGATCACGATGAAGCGAAATGTGGATGACAGAGGGCAGTTTATCGATATCAACCAAGCATTTAGTCAGTTAGATCCTGCCATGCACGCTGCTTCATTATTTGCTGGAATACCTGACAGTGCATCGCGCCACTTTGCCTTGTGGCAGATGAACCATATCAGGTGGGACCATACAGACGGTGATGTTTACGGCAACAGCCAGTATAAGCAGATCCGAAGCTTAGTGAAGAAGTTACAAATGACAGAGGAAGACTTGGTTGTTAGACGTCGCACCAGGGCACCACAGAGAAGATTACATACAGTTGGTAACAAAGAAAAGCCGCAGAACTGGGACGCGGTGGAGGAATATAAAAAGAAAAATTCCCTTGGCAGTAGTAAATTTAAAGTTACAACTGACTACTACGGCAATGGTCTAACGGACATAAAGAACCTTGACGGTGACGCTAAGCTACATGAAATTGCGGATATTATTTATCTGCTCAATATGGCTTTTTTACGCTTAGGGGTTCCAAAAGGTCTGCTGGGTTTCGCTGAGGATATTAACCGCGACGTACTAGAAGATCAGTATAAGGAATATGAAAAAAGCCTTGAACAGCTGACTGATGCCTTGGAATATGGGGATTCTGGAGCGTTCTCAGGTCTTCGGGATATATTCGATTTTGCGCTGCTACTACAGGGCATTAACCCTGATTCAGTGAGCTACAATATCCGCTGGAGCGATAAGAGCAACGAACCGACAAAGGACAGGATAGATCGCGTTCTCAAGGTTATGAGGGGCAAGTTGCTGAGCAGGAGAACAGCGCTGCAGTCCATCGCTAACGACTTCGATGTTGAGAGTGTGGACGAGGAACTTGCAGCGATTGACGAAGAAAGTAAGGCGGCGTTGGCTTTGCTGGCCGGTATGCCGCCTATCTTAGAACCACGGGAAACGCAACTTACTGACGGTTATGGTCATAGCCATATCACTGACGCTCAAGAGTGGGCAGATGGGTTTCAAGAGAAGGAAATCAACGCTCTTGAGGCTAAGGTGCTAAAGCAAACCCAAAAACTATTCTCCAATGTTCATAAAAAGCTAAAAAAAAAGATAGCTGAGCAGGAGCAGGAAGTAACTGACGCTGCCGACGCTGAGGTAGACGATGAAGCAGCGCACAAAGCTACACAAAAGATTATCGATAGCTTTGACAGTGCATGGATAGATGAAACTGCACTTTACTTAAATGCTATGTCTCCATTTTATAGGAGTGCGGCAGGTCTTGGCGGTGAATATGCTTATATTCAGCTAGGGCTTGAATTTAAACTTCTAACGGAAGATATCTTTAACCGCGTCTATAACGAGACAGGCGAGCGGATTAAAGGTATTGGCGACACAACACGGGAGCAGATCAGGGTTGCTTTATCTGAAGGCTATATGGCCGGTGAAGGTGCTCTTAAAATTGCTGCACGTATCGACAAGGTATTTAATACAGCTCAATCTGTTAGGTCGGTTGTAATAGCCAGAACAGAGATGATGTGGGCCTATAATCAATCATCAAAGGCACATTATAAAGGTGCCGGAGTTGAGCGGGTTGAATGGAGTGCCGCAAGAGATGCGAGGACATGCCCGATATGTAAAGCGCTTGACGGAAATATCTATGACATTGACGATGCGCCAGATATTCCAAAACATCCTCAGTGCCGTTGTACATTACTCCCCATAATGCCATAAATTTGTGGTATAATGACAGTATATTAGGTATAAGGGTAAGAGGTGGTTAAGCGTGTTGGGAGATAAGGTTTCGATTAGGGATGAATTCGATTGTATACCCGAAGGCTATATTCGCGACCCTAGAACGTGTTTTGTCGGGGTTGGACAGGAAGTTAGAGTTTATGCCAATATTTCATTTATTCCTGAACACCCTAACCAGTTCCGGTGTATCCTTCCCTTAAATATCTTAGACACAAGGGGGAGAAATTATGTCGGATGACATGCACGAAAAATTCAAACAACAAAAAGCCAAAAATGAAGCGGCGCAGAAGAAAAACAGATCGGAACATCCTCAGATTTTGGGCATGGACAAGCTTAATTTTAAAATAGGACTCGGCCTTGATGAGATAGAAGACGAAGCAAGAGTCATGGCAGCTGCATTTTATGAGATAGCTCAGGGATTTGCAAAAGCGGCGGATGAAATCGCTGCAGGGAGAGAGAAGATGGCAGAGAAGTTTAAAAGAAAATAAATTCAGTTAAAGCCTTCACCTTTGTGATGGGCTTTTTATTTAGTATCTTCTTCTTGTTGTTATTTAATTAAAAAAGGATGTGAAATTATTTTGAGCGTTAATAAGATTATTATTGTATATGGGGCAGAGCAAAAGGAAGTTCGTTTGCCGAGATATGGCGAGTTAAAAATTGTTTGCCATGATGGTAAAATTAAAACAGTGGAAACTACTACAAGAGAAAAGGTTGATTAGCCAACCAGAAAACTGGAGGTAATAGGAATGCCAATAATTATCAAAGAGCCAACGACACTTTACTCTATTAAAGAGGCATCCAATATAATTGGGGTTTCTTGTGAGGCTATTTATGCTGCTTGCATGAAAGGGAAAATTCAGTATTATCGCGCTGGAGATCGTTGTTGCTTGATAAGTCAAGATGATATTAAAAGGTATCAGGAAGATGTAAGTAATAGAGATAAACAGGCACGGATAAAAAAAGATGAAAAAATAGCTAGCCTTAGAGAAGATATTGAGGAGCGTGGTTATCTTAAATCTATCCTGCCTTTCAGTGAATGCTATATCGATAACGGAAATCAGAGACTAATAGATTATCTGGTTAATAATGAGGTCGGCCCAGTAGATGTTAATCTAACCGAGAGAGAAGTTTATATATTAACCGAGAGGGCAAGAAGTTTAAAGCCTTATTCTGACATATCAAGCGGTTTAAATATTACCCCATCAAGAGCGCAGCAAATCGCGACAAAGGCAGTTAAAAAAATGTTTCATTGTTCGCGTCGCCGTAAATGGGATAAAGATTATGATGCTAAATTATGCGAGATTGAGGCTAACAAAAGATATGTCAGACTAGTTGATAGCGAGAAAATAGTTAGAAATGGAAGTGAATTATATTTAGACGGTGACATAAGTCAATTAAATATAAACTCCAGAGCGTATAATCATTTAAGGAGAGCGTTAATAGGTACTGTCTCAGAATTAACTGATAAAACCTATGATGACTTACTTAAAATAAGAAATATGGGCAAAGGTTCGATTGTAAATATAATAGATGCCCTTGCGGAATTCTGCTTATCACTAAAAGATACAGAATAATATAACGTTATTATAATTTAAATCATCCATATTGGACCTACCTTACAAAAGGCGGTCACTGGTATGTTCCTTCGGGAATGTGTCGGTGATCGCCTTTTTTATTTTGCCCGGAGGTGATTTTGTGAAACAGGTTAGAGCACCGACTGACGAGCGGTAATCTAAACTACGAAAGGAGGATATTATGAAAATACCAAATACCGACTGGGAAGAAGCTATTTTGGATAGCTTGGAGCCTGGAAACGAGAACGGAACAATCGGCTTTAAGCCCGGCGAGAATCAGGCAGATCGGGCAATAGTAGACAGCGCTAACGATGTAGGAGTAGGAGAAACGGCACCTGTCACCGACGCACTATCAGACGACTTGCAAATGAAGGAAATTCTTGCCGCGACTTCGGCAATTGCGCTGTTGGCAATCAAGAAGAAACTTGCTAACGAAGCACTAACCGAGATTGACCGCCGACTGTACTATGAGGCAATCGACATTAAGGGACGCGAGTTGACAGGTGCTTATTCTATTGAGTACGCGGCAAGAAAAGAGGCGGAGGAAGCGGCAAAGCAAAACGCTGTAGGATTCAAAGTCGGCGATACGACAATCGTAGTTACTGCCGAAGTTTCCGACGCACAACACGCCACTATTACCGACGCGACAGGCGAGACCCACGATATTTGCCTGTCGATGGCACAGCCGATAGTTGACGCCGCAGGAAAACCGTCCGGATGGTATCGTCAACCTGCCAGCAAAGTTGACGCAATCAATGACAATCTGAGGCTATATCCACGTCCTATATATGAACCTGCACTAGCAATATTAAAAAAGGCTAAATTCCCTTATGTAGGCGAAAATCCACACCCGAAATCATACAGAGCTAAGACAGGTGCTGTGATGTTTGAATCAGTACTTGAAAATCAGGCTGTGGCTTTTCGTGATGCATACATTACAGACGATGGTATTGTGATGGTTGAATATAAGCCATTGTCTGAGTTCCCTAAGGGTAGAATGGTACAAGCACTAATTGACGCAGGAAAACCGGTCGGTCTTTCAAATCGGATGACTGGTCCTTTAGTAACCAGAAAAGTTAATAACCGTAATGTGGAAGTTCCGGTGAACTTAACTTTGTATGGTTGGGACGTTGTTATGAATCCAGGGGAATCTTTGGCATTTTCCGCACCCACACCCTTGACCGACGCTGCAATAAAAGAAATATGTGACTCGCTAAAGGAGGATGATAACCAGATGAATTTTCTTTCAATGACTCTTAATGAATTGAAGCAATGGAAGACTACTAATGCCGGGCATAAAGATATGGCCGTATGTGACGAGGCTATTAGGCTGAAAGAAATTGCCGAACAAAGCACTGCAGTCACCGATGAATTAACTCGCTACAGACAGGCAGAAGAGACCCGCCAGGCAGAAGTGGCAGCAGCACAACTCAAAGAGGCAGCAGTCCAAGCACTGACTGACGCTGTAAATGCTTTACCCTACGACCAAAAGATTAAGGACGCCTTGCAGAAAAAAGGTGAGGCCGTTATTACTGACGCTGTTCAGGTGGTTAGTTTTATTGAGCAGGAGAAAGCCTTTGTTGACTCTATGCAAGTGGTAGGCAAGCTAGATAATCTTGGCTTTCAGACTCAGGCAAAAACTACGTCAGTACCTGAAGTAACATTTGGTGAAGGTGCTCAACCGTGGCAACCGATTATCGATAAGCTTATGTTAGCTTTTGATGATCATCTTAGAATCAAAACAGGCGTATTACCAGACACTGAGTTAAGAAAAGCTAATAAAGCGATTCTTGATCGACTACTCCAGCGCATGGAAAATGAGAATCACCCTGATTTTATTAAGCATATGAAATCCCTGACTGACAGCGCTCAGGCAATTAATGATGAAGGCGCTATTACCGACTCTGCCCTTAGCGCAACCGGTGACTTTTCGCAAGCGTCAATTATTTCCAGCGCAATTTTGCAACAGGTATGGCAAGACTTACATTTCCTGCAACTTGTTATGACTGAACCATTCAGTGGCACAACCATGAAGGTGCTGATGGAGATTGAAAGCGCTGATCTATATTCGCAAGATGACTTTGCGACAGGCGAATATGAAGGTATTGAAACCGAAGGAACTGCAACTTCAACCTTAGAATTCGGTGCCGAATGGTTGAAACGTGGCACTGTTGTTTCCAAGGAATCAGTGGAAGAACTGAAGAGTGGACCGTTTAGGTACGATGTATTAGCCCGTAACCTTGCAAATCTAACTAAACGTCTTGCTCGCCTTACTGATCAGAAGACTAGCACTGAAATGCTGATGACTTCTGACGAATACCTGGCAAAATCAGTAGTTGACGAAGTAGTGACGGTAGATGAAATTGCAGCGATTAGAGCTGGCACAAATGCTCCTATTGGTACCAACGCCGCTTTTGTTGTTTCTCTGCTTGCTGGATACGCTACAACCGCAATTGGCGCAATGGTTCCTCCTGTCGTAAGGCCAAGGAAAAAGCACTACATCGACCACACAGGCAAAAAGGTATTTACCACAACTAACCCGATTACTGTTGTGCTTGGTGCTGCTACCCTGGTGGAAGGTGTTTGGGATCCGATTGCAGGACAGATTAAAGCCAAATTTGACCCTGCAAGACAAACCAGGACGACCCCACATTATGCGGTAGACTTTGAGAATGCACTTGTGTATTTTACTGCCGCTTCTGGTGTTGATGCAACGCATAGGCCCACAATTTCTTATGCATATGCGACAAATGTATCTTTCTTTAATATCACTGTGCCGAACGGCGTTGACCGTGCCAAGTATTTCAACCGCTTGGTCGAGCAGTTTGACTATGAAAAAGCGTATATGGGCAGCGCACCGCGATATGTAACACCTAACTTTGCTTTAGGTTCTCTTAATGCTATGGTCAATATTACCTCTGCCGAACTGTTTTATAACTCCCGCTTGCCTGCAGGCACTAACCTGTTAAGCGGTAGACCGTACATTGCCACTAGAAATGGTGTGCAGCTTGGAGAAATCAACTCGCCGTGGGCAGCAGGTGACAAGCGCCTCCTACTTGGTGCAATGAACAAGACCCGCCTTGGTGTGGGCAGTCCCTTCACCATTGAAGGGCCGCACCCGCACTATGATGCAAACATGAAGATTACTTCTGCTAAGCAGTATTTTGCATCACAGCAGCTTTGTATCACGACTCCGCTGTTGACTGACGATAACGGGGTAACCTTTAATCCGCCTTACCGCACTATCAAACTATACAACGGTTAAGAATTGGAGTGTTGACCGTGATTAAAGTAAATGGAAGTTCGCCTTTTATCAACCCAGCGACCGGGCAGTTAATAGCTCCCGGTCAGGTCTATCATGTGCCCGATCCGGTTGAGCCTAAGGAGAAGCAAGAAAATCCTCCGGACGATGCTCAGAAGGATAACAAAGTAAAGCCGGGCGATAAGCCAGAGGGCAGTAGTAGGAAGCAAGGTGAGCAGTAATGAATAGCCTGCTTATGTTTTCTGTAGTTTTAAATGTTGTTTTGATGGTCCTTATTTTTCGTCTGGGATGTCGTGTTAATAAAGTTATTGATATGGTGATAGCTCAGTTAGAAGAACTCAAGGCAACTGCACTTAAAGATCAAAAAGAGTATGACGAAAACCTATCTCAGGCTATAGCTGAAAAATTGGTTGAATTAATCAATAAAAAGAGGGGTGCTAGAGATGGCCCTAGCTGATATTGTTGAAATACTCCGTAAAGAAATCAGGGACACGGGAGAGGAAAAGGTATTTACCGACGACGATCTGCAGTCCTATCTTACATCAGCACTAAGAGACTATTCAGGCAATAAGCCATATCTCCGCGAAGGAAGTATGAATCTTGTGGCGGGTGTCAGTAAATACCCGTTGCCAGATGACTTCCTTGGCTTTTATGAAGAACTGGAAGAATGGGAATACCGCATTATTGACAGTCAGTTAAGATTAATCCCTATACCATCGTCAAGTTATGAGTGGTCTTTTGATTACCGCGCTACATGGCCCTGGGATAAGGTAGACCCTAACCCCTTGGTATTGTTCGCAAAAGGCAAAGCCTATAATGCACTTGCCGGTGATGAAGCTATGCTGGCCAAATATAAAATTGGCAAATCCTTTGAGGTAGATAACTCAAAGTTGCCTGACTATCTAATTAAGTTAGCAGCGGTAGCTCGGCAACAGTACGAAGATCAGGTTTACTTTGTGGCATATGGGAGCGTGGGGTAGCATGGCTTTAGGTGACAGTAAAACCTCACGTACACAAAGGAATATTTCCGCTATATTTGCCGCTCATGGATTTAACGCTATCATCGAAAAACCACCAGTTGCAGATCCTGAGGACATTTTAGCTGAGCCAGAAGGACCACCTATCTCTACTACAATTAAAATTATCGAAGCTGAGCAAAAGCAAAGCGAGGACGAAACTCCTGTAGGCGGCAAACCGGCAGGGGTTTTTGAATTCGTAGCACAACCCGACGCCGACATAAAGACAAGTTACTTCTTGATCGTTGATGGTGAGAGGTACAAAATAAACTCTGTGTTCCCTGAAAGAGCGTGGGGATCCTTGCAGGCGCTGCACTGCATCGCCGAAAGGTTGATGGATGAAGGGTTGGTGGACAATGAGTAGTATGAGCGGCTTTGATGACTTAATAAGAACTCTATCTACCCTGCCCGCTAATCTATCAGGTAATCTCGAGACAGCGGTTAAGCGCTCTGGTGTGCTGGTGATGGGCAGAATAAAAGCCAAACTTGGTAAATATCAAGCAGGTTGGCCGAAACTAAAAGCCTCAACCGTCAAGCGTAAATTTACCGTTAAATCTGGTGCCAGAAAGGGCAAACTTATGCGTTCAGGCGTTAAGCACCTTGCAGAGCATGGAACATGGGTAACCGGCACTGATGCAGATTCTCCGTTGATAGATATGGCGCACCTAAAGGGCAGTTACACTATGGAAATCCGCGATAACGGCATGACTGCAGTTGTGGGTACAGATAAGATTTATGGACCAATACAGGAATTCGGAGGCATGGCAGGGCGAGGGCATAAAGTACCGATTCCTGCAAGACCCCACGCGCGCCCGGCACTGCAAGAAAGCGAAGAAGAAATAAAACGTCAATTTGCCGATGCGATTATGAAAACTTTCAGGAGGTGATTATTGTGAGAGACCCGGTGTTGCTGATTTACGAAGCTCTAAAAGTAGCTATAAGAACTGCCACAGAAACACAAATAACAGTCAAGGCAGATTATCCTGACCCGTCTTATTTTAAGGCTAAAACGCCTGCTGTGGGGCTATTAAAGATAGGCGGGAAGGCAAGGGATTTTGTAACGCCGGGTGACTCACACGTTACCTTGCCTGTCAATCCTGATGGCACTTTGCCAGTAGTTGGTGAATGGAAAAGATATTCATATTTGTTGCAGTTATCTGTATTCACCGAGACCAAACGTGAGCGATCAGAGTTAGGTCAGACGATTGAAGAATACCTGCAGAAAAAACGTTATCATGCCTTACCTGGGGATCCCTTTGGCGATTATACTGTTGTTTTGGTTCAAGGCGTGCCGCATGACAGCAAGGGTGAGGTGGGATTTTATCAGCGCGACTTTACGCTAAAGTGTAGCGGCAGGTTGCTGATAGTAGATAACTTCCAAGAAGCGACTGAAGTTATTATTAATAATCAAGTTACATAGGGGGGAGAAAATTGACCATTGTTAAGAACTTGTCCGGGTTAGTCATCCCGGATGTTTATATTTTAGAGGTACCGCCAACGCCAAAAGGTTTTGATATGCTACCTTCGGGGGTTATTGGTATCGTTGGTACCTTTGAGCGTGGACCGGTTGGTGAGCCAGTTACTGTCGGCGAGGAAAAAGACTTTGTTTTAAAGATGGGCAATGTCGGTACCGGGCAGTTCTCCGGGGCCAATGCTTATCTTGCAGCTCGCAAGCAGGGAGCGTCAAACTTCCGCTTGATTCGCGTGTTGGGAGCTGGCTACGGAACAGCGAGTATTACGCTTGAAGATAGGGAAGATCCTGCAAGCGAGACGCTAAAGGTATCGGCAATTTATCCTGGTGCGTATGGCAACGACTTTAAAGTGGCAGTTGCAGATGGCAGCATAGCAGGTACCTTTAAGCTCACAATTTCCGGCAATGGCGCTAATGAGATTTATGACAACCTCGTGATGGACAAGACAAGTAAGCAGTATGCCTTAACCGTTATTAACGGAGTCTCTAAAAACATTATCCTTGAGGACTTGGCCAGCACCTCAGACGGAGCATTAGCCAATCCTGCTGTTTTGGTAGCAACTGCATTGACAGGCGGCAGTAATGGTGCGGCTTTAAGCGACACTGACTATCAGGGTGCTATCGACGTGAACGGCAACCGTACAGGCTTAAAAGCACTTGAAGCGGTGTCCGACGTTGAAATTATCCATGTCGCTGAGGTGGGCAGTCAGGCGGTTAATAGCTCGTTAATCACGCAGGCAGAAAACTTCAACCGTTTCGCTGTGTGCAATACTCCAAGTGGTCAGACAGTTGACCAGGCAATTGCAGCAGTTCCTAACTACAACAGTGACTTTGCAACGATGGCTTATGGTTGGTACAACGACGATGGAGGGTATGTGACTGCAGGCGGTGGCTATGTATGTGGTGTTACCTCTGTTATTAGTCCTCACGAAAGCCCTGCAGGTACGACAGTCAACGGTATTCTTAGTAGCGTTATACCGATTGACCGCAATGAAGCAATTAAGCTGACTACGGCACGGATGAACAGCGTCGTCAATCTAGGGGCAGGCTGGGAAGTACTTAACGGTAATACCCTATCCTCCGATGTTGAGTTGGAACAGATATTCCGACGTCGCATGACTTCGTTGTTTGAGAGGGAATTGCCGATTGCTCTGAGGTGGGCTAAATCTAAGCCTCATACCTATGCACCGGCAGTAAAAAACGGTCATAGGGAAAAAGTGGCCAATCAGATTAAGTCTTATTTTGGTTCCTATAAAAAACTTGAAATGATTGAAAACTACTCGGTGACAGCAGACAGCACGAATAACACCGCCGATACAATGGCATCTAAAATGCTGATTGCTGACCCGAAGGTTAAACTGTGGAATATCGCTGACTTTATTGTAATTCGGTTGGAGTCTGGCTCCAATGTGGAGGTGTAAGAATTGGCTAAAGACAGTATTCTCGGAAGTATGGCGTATGTGTCAGTAACTACCTCCAGTGGCCCGCAATCGGTCGGTGAGGTGCTTAAGTTCTCCGCCAAACAAGAAGGCGATTTAAAGAAAAAGCAACCGCTTGGCGAAACCAAGGTTCACGCTCAGTTCGTGCCGCAAGGCTGGAGTTTGGACTGGGACGGGGAAAAAATCGATAGGGAACTGGCAAACCTGATCGCCTCACTTGAAGACAATTACCATGACGGCGAAGCTATGCCGAAGTTTGTTTTTAATCAGGTGATCGACCACTATGACGGCACTCAAGAGAAGTATGAATTTGAGGATGTCACCATTTACGACTACCAGTTTAGCCAGGACAAAGCTGCAGAGGCGATTAAGGAGCAGGCCAAAGGCTTCTCTCCGCGCAGGACTGCTGAATAAAAACTGACCTCGGAGAAATCTGAGGTCTTAAATTTGCACATTGAAGGGAGATTATTACTATGCCTACTTTAAAAGAACTGCTCAAGGAAATGGCGGAAGGTATGCCGGAGGGCGGGACTGCTATTGATTCCGCAACGGTAACAACCTACAAGGGTCGGAAAATAGAGCTTAGGGAAACAACCGGCCTTGATGAGACTATCGTTACCAAGCTACTCGGTTCCAAGTTTACCCCAAACTCAGCTGGTGCTATGCTGTACCGCTCTGGCTTAATGGCCCGATCCGTCGTCAGTATTGACGGTGAAAAGCCTAACCCGATAAGAAAAGCCGAGGACATTGACCTGTTTTGGGCTACTTTCACGTCGAAAGAAAAAGCGCAGATTGACAAGAAATACTCCCAACTGAACGAGTTCAAAGAGGACGATGAACAGCTCTCGGAATGACTGATAACCCTACCTTTAAAGAACTTATAGGGCTTGCCATGAACGGCATACCATGGGACGTGGCGGTAGGGTTTACCAGACGTGAACGATATGCAGCAATAAAAATAATCAATAAGTTTAATAATCCAAAAAGTTAGGAGGCGTGATATGGATACAGTTTTTAAATTAGCGGTCATTATTTCAGCGGTGGATCACGCCTCCGCTTACATTGATAGGGTTGCAGCGCGTTTTCGTTTACTTGGAAATGCCAGCGAGGAAACTTTGAGACAACTCGACAAATTAAAGAAATTTACTTTTGCCGGAGGGCTTTTGGCGGGTGCCGGGGTTGCCGGGATAGTTGCGGTGACGTCGGCACTAAAAGATGTCACCAAAGAGGCTATGGAATTCGAGGACGTTATGAATAACGTCAAGATAGCCGCCTTTGGCAAAGACCTTTTGGATTCTGGCAAGACCGGACAAATAAAGCAAACCCTTAAGGAACTAGAGCATGGCTTCGAGAAAATAGGTATTGCTACAAAGTTTAGTGATACCGGGGTTGCAGAGGCCGCTTTAGGCATGTTGAAGGGTGGTGTAAGTAAAGAATTCCTGCTTGGCATGAAAGGCAAGGAAGGCTATAACTACTCCGGACTTACCGCCGCTATTTATTCAGCGCAGTTGGGCGGAGTAGGGACCCAAGAAGCAGGGGATTTCATAGCAAAGCAAAAAGCGGCGTTCAACATGAGTGGGGACCGTACACTACAGGCGGCAAATTTCTACGCCAAAACAGCTGCTGCTTCGACGATGGACTATGCTCAAGTTATGTCGGGCATGCTGACTTCCTCCGGGGTAGCCGGAACGCTCGGCATGACACCAGAGGACACGGTTAAGATACTTGCAGCAACCGGCACCTACACGAAAGACGGTGCTTCTGCAGGTACGTTTACTAAGGATTTTCTCGACCGCCTTATTCCAAAAACCAAAAGACAAAAAGGTGCTATGGATCAGCTTGGTTGGCTCAAGCAAGACGGCACAAGCATATTTTTCGACGATAAGGGACAGACAAAAGGCGCTGATTACATAACTCAAATACTGCAGGAAACGCGGAAGAAAATTAATAACCCTGCCGCCTTTCAGTCGCTTATGTCTAAGGTGTTCTTGGAACAAGGCAAGGTAACAGCTCTAGCTTTGGCGTCAGACTCAAACATATATACAAGCGTTAGTAAGAACATAGGCAATCAATTGGACATGTATCAGCAGATTGAGATCCAAATGAGCGGAACAAAGAACCTGATGGAATCCATGATGGAGACATGGAAAATCGTTAAACGTGTTATTGGGGAACCTTTCTTGGATCCGCTTAAAACGGCTTTTCGTGAGCTAAATAAATATATGGGTGATAATGTTGTTGTCTGGGCAAAAGCCCATCCGCAGATGATAAAGTATATCGGAGCGGCACTGTTGGCAACGTCTGTAACGCTTACTGTTGTTGGTGTTACGATGATGCTTGTCGGAATCATGGGCATCCTCAGGATTATCATGGTGGCTTCGGGGATAACCTGGACTATGGTAGCGACTAAGACTTTGCTTGCCTTCGGTGCGTTTGCATTAGTGGCAGGAATCGCTTATCTCGTCTATAAAAACTGGGATACAGTGAAAGGTTTATGGGAGAGGTACGGCATTGTCATAAAAGTGGTAGCAGGATTACTAATTATAGCCTATATACCTGCCATGGTAGTAGCTACTTACAACGCTATAGTCATGGGTACTGCTACTGGATATGCCGGATTGAAAATGCTTGCACTAGCTATATACACTAGATCGGCAGCATTAATAACCGGAGCATATAACAGTATTATGCTGGTTGTTACTGCTGCCCAATGGCTATATGCTGCATCGATCGGTGCAGTTGTCATTACGACTAACCTGCAAAGAGCGGCGCTAATTCTACTTGCACCGGTCATAGCAACAGTTAGAGCGTTAACTGTGATATGGACAGGCGTGCAATGGGCATTGAACGCTGCCTTAACTGCCAACCCTATTGGTGCTGTGATTATGCTTATTGTTGCTCTAATCGCGGCAGTTGTACTGATTATTATGTACTGGAGTAAGTTCTGGAATGCGCTAAAAGAATTCTCGGCAGGTATACCGGGTTGGGCAATAGTTGTGTTGGCATACTTTATGCCAATTATCGGAATACCCATTTTGATAGCAAAGTATTGGGATAAGGCAGTAAGCGCTGTTAAAAAGTTTTTAGGAATTAAGGCAGAAGCGGAGAAGCAACCTCCTAAGCCTCCCGAAGTGCCGAAGGGTGCGGAAGTCAAGATACCGACATCCTTAGAAATGCCACAAAATCTTGACGATCTAACAAAGCTACTTAATGCACCGGGGATGCAAGGTGTATCAATACCTACAAATCTTGACACTGGGGACATTGAAAAGCAAGTAGCGGCACTGAATGCCGGTGGTGTGCCAGATTTATCGGTACCGGCAAATGTTAACACAGAAGAGTTAAATAAGCAGGTAGCGGCAATAGGCGGAACTAAAGTGCCCGACCTAAACGTTCCTGCCAACCTTGATGTTAACGGGCTAACTAACCAGGTCAACAAGCAAATGCCGGAGCTTGGCAATAATACATCTGCCGAATACGCTAAGGGAATAGACAGTGGACTGCCTAAGGTTGCTGACGCGGTCAAAAGAGTGACAGAGACAGTTAAGAGTAACCTGCCGACAGCGGAGCAGATGAATACTCTTGGACTTGGTGTGGCGCATAACTTGGCAGCAGGAATAAGTAGTGGCTCAGAAGGCGTGACTTCTGCAGCTAAAAGCCTGGCAGATAAGGTTATCGGCACGGTTAAGGCATCGTTTGGAATTCAGTCTCCTTCAACCGTTTTTCATGGCATCGGCATTAACATGATTCAGGGACTGATTAACGGACTAAAGGCAAATGACTTAAAGAGCATGGCAACTGATATTTTTGGCGATATTCCAAGTGCTTTAGGTGGTGTACTTAGCGGTGGTGGAGCTGTCAGCGGTAACGTTACACAGTGGCTGTCGGCGGCACTAGCTTTGACAGGAACATCTCAGTCATGGTTGCCTGGTTTGCAAAGGTTGGTTGCTGCAGAGTCAGGCGGAAATCCGAAAGCGTACAATTCAACGCCTGTTGGCAAAGAGCACGCTACAGGGTTATTGCAGACTTTGCCGAGCACTTTTAGGGCTAATGCTGCGCCTGGCATGGGCGATATCAATAATCCGGTGCATAATGCGGCTGCCGCTATAAACTACATCAAAGGGCGTTATGGCAGTGTTTATAATACGCCTTTGTTCCGGAGTGGTGGCAAGTATGTCGGATATGCAACCGGGGGCATAATCAATCAAAAGCACCTGGCATATGTCGGTGAGGAAGGCCCTGAGTCTATTATACCACTGTCAAATAACAGAAACAGGGCACTGTCTCTTTGGGAGAAGACAGGGCATATTCTTGGCGCTCTCTCTCCGATAAGAAGCATTAGAAACATCTTGGACGCAAATCAAGCGAATACGCCAATAGCTCAGGAAATGACACAGACAGCGCAAACTATTACGGTAAATTCACAGGGCAATGGCGGTAGCGCACCTTCGATTAAGATCGAGTCGGGTGCAATAGTTATTCAGGCAAGTCCAGAGCAAAGTGCAGACGATATAGCCCAAGCAGTAGTTAAAAAAGCCATGCCCCTTATAGCGCGAAAGTATGAGCAAATGATCCGTGATAAGATGCGCAATACCGGCAAAATATCTGTGGGGGTGCTCTAAGTTGGGTTACAGGCTGAAGCTAAAAGGCGGATCCAAGACGATCACCTTCGATATACATGAACTGCCCGAACAGATACCACTTGGCGGGGAACAGTTGTTAGCGGTGCATAAGTTTCCCGGTGGGTATAAGTCGATTCAGGCTCTAGGCGCATTCGATGAAGCTGTCGAATGGTCGGGTGAGTTTTTATATGAAGAAGCCATGGACAGGGCGGCGGAGCTTGACTCTATGCGTAGGGCAGGCAAGCAATTAACTCTGTCATGGGGACCAATATCGCTGCCCGTTGTGATAGCAAGTTTTACTTATCAGCCACAAAACAAGTACAGCGTGCCGTATACAATCAAGTTGGAGGTGTGTCAGGAACCTCCGATCGGGACGACGTTATCACTAGATGCACTAGCTGTAGCGGCAAATGCAGTGGCTCAAACTAACCCGCCCGAAAAGCAAACCGTAACATATGTAGTGCAACACAGAGACTCGCTGTCCAAAATATCAAATAGGTTTGGCGTTACTTGGCAGGCAATATACGAAGCTAACGCGGATAAGATTAAAAATCCAAGCATGATCTATGCTGGCATGGAACTGGTAATACCCGTTGAAAATACAGATAATACATCATGGCTGGTGATACCAAGTGCTCAGTAAGCAAATATTAAAACCTGGTTTTTTTCGTGGATATGGTAAACCAAAGGCAACTGTCAGGATGTTAGGTTATGACCTGCCTAAATGGGAAAGTATTCTGGTAGAAAATAACGCTTTTTCTGTAGCGGACAGTTTTGATATATCCCTACCATGGGATGTATCTGATAAGCAGATTGATCCTCTTTTATCAAGTGGCCCGGACTTTCAAAGCCAGTTCGTGAGCGGTACCAATATCCCAGTAGAAGTTTATCTGGGATTTGAGCGCGAGTCGGCAAAGCGGATTATGTACGGCAAGATGGATGTAGCGCGATGGAACTTTGACAGTGACGGGGAAGTCGCAACTGTTATAGGTCGAAATTTAACCGGACAGCTAATCGACACTAAAACAACTGAAAAATACCAAAACCTGACTGCCAGCAAGGTTGCCGAGCAGTTTTTTATTCAACACGGACTGACTCCACAGGTCACAAAAACGACAAACCTTGTAGGTACATACCTGAACAAAGATCAGACGCAAATGGAGCGTGAGACAGCACAGTGGGACTTGTTGCTGTGGTTGGCTCAGGAGGAAGGTTTTGTTTGCAGGGTAAACGACAACGTGGGGTATTTTGGCCCGAGATCCGGAGTGGTAAACCTTTCCGCAGAGCCCTTGGTATATACCTGGGGTTTAAATATTTTAGACCTGGAAATAGAACGTGGTCCGCATGCAGCGCGTAACCTTGTCGTTGAAGTGGTTAGTTGGCATGGTAAAAAGCGCGTGGTAGAAAAAGCCACATCAAGAACGCATGTTGAGGAAAAGTATACCCAGAGATTTACCATTCCAGGCTTAACACGAGAGCAGGCGCAGAAGCGGGCTAGGTCTATCCTAGAGGAACTGAGCGCGCAAGAGATGTTTGGACGACTCAGGACTGATTGGATACCTGAGTTTGGCACTGACCGCAGAATTGCTTTGCATGGTGTAGGACTTGGTTTGTCACAGATTTATTATGTGACAAAAACTACCGTTCAATCATCCTTGAGTGGTGGCATTGAAGCAGAATTATCATTTGTAAACAACTACATCCAGGACGCGGGGAGGTATTCGCCTTGACACAGCGCATGATTGAACAGCTAAAGGACATAGTAAACACTCAAGCGGAAACGGTGACTTCCTGCCATGGGGTGGTTGTTTCTCAGGACAATGCAAGCCGAGCATTAAAAGTGATGCTAGAACCTTATGGCGTCGAGTCTGGTTGGCTCAGAGTGCTGCAGTGGCCTTATTTACCTAAAAAACACAGCCCGCATACGCACAACGAACCACCACTAACGACAAGCGCCGAAAACCAAGACCTTAATCACGAAAAAGACGAATTTTCTAGCTATAACTGGGTAGGACAGGAGGTGGTGGTCCTAATGCTGTACAGTGACTTTAGTAGTGGAGTGATATTGGGTCCGCTCTGGTGAGTATTTTGGGTACAGATATAGCGGCACTTGAAGACATAAAGTTTGCAGGTACGGACTTAGTGACAGTAACCAATGTTGATAATCTTAAGCAAGCCCTGTATCACAGATTAATTGCCGACAAAGGCGAATTAGTCCATCACCCTGAGTATGGCAGTGAAATATATAAGTATGTGGGCAAACCGATGACTCCAGGCAATATATCTGATATTCAGAACGAGGTGGCGCAGTGCGTGTTGCAGGATCCGCGCGTTGAGGTTGTGTTGACTGTTGAGGTGGAGGTAATTGCAAAAGCGATTTTGGTTTATCTAACCTTTAAGGCAATAGGAGTACAGGTCCCAATTAATGCAGTATTCCCTTTCAGTGAGGTGATCGAAGGTGTTTAGGAAGTTTACTGAGATAGCACAGTCCTTGGTGGAAGGGATATTCAGCGCAACCACCAAGATTACCGACCTAAACCCAGGGTCGATTATCAGAACTCTGATTGAAGGAATATCTGACATTCAGGAGAAGTTTTACGTTGCCCTAAAATGGTCTTTCGATCAGTCCTTTGTTTTGGGTGCAACCGAAGAAAATTTGGATAAGAAGGCTGCAGAATGGGGTTTAACGAGGAAGAAGGCAACTAAAGCCGTAACAGTTTGCGTGTTGGAGAAAGCAAGTCCTGTGTCGATCGATACTCCTATTGGTGCCGGTATTCTAGTCACAACAACGCCAATAGGTGGCAGCGAACCGGTTTATTTTGTTACGACTGAGGCAACTATTATTCCTGCCGGTTCTCAATATTCCAATCCAGTTGTCACTGAATGTACGGTTGCCGGGTTAATTGGAAACGTCATGACAGGTGAGATTAACCTTTCCGCCAGTACGGGCATTGACGGGGTAAGTAATACCTCTCACGCTTCGGGCGGCACGGATACTGAGAGTGACGATGATTTCAGAGCCCGCATACTGGAACTGCTAAGAACTCCTGTTAGGGGTGGTACAAAAGCGGACTATGAATATTGGGCGCTGTCTGTGTCCGGCGTGACAGATGCTAAATGCTATCCGCTTAATCGTGGGCCCGGTACTGTGGATGTACTGATCAATACCACAAGCGGGGTGCCTCCGGCGATTTTATTGCAGGCGGTTGCTGACTATATCGAAACGGTAAGACCGATTGGTGCAGACGTGGATGTAGTAGCGCCTAACCCCATAACTGTTGATGTAACCGTGACATTGCAAGCCAAAACGGGATATCTGGTAGTTGATTTAGTAGAACCTGTGCGTGATGCAATAGATAACTATATCAGCAGCGTAGCGATAGGCGATGTTGTGCGCTTGACCGGTATTGGCAACGCTGTCATTGATGTGTCCGGCGTATTGGACTATGTAATTATTTCACCTGCCGCAAATGTGACTCTTGGTAATACTGATGTGGCTGTACCTGGCGTAATAAGTGTTGAATAAGTGGGTGGGTGCTATGGATTTTGGTACTGTACTAAGAAACTTTTTCCCGCGCAGGTGGTTTAATTCAGGGGACTCTGCAATTATTGCCGCTCTTGGTGCAGAGTTTGATCTACTAGACAGTGACCTCGAAGAGTTTCGCCAGCAACTACTTGTTGCTAGTGCCACTGGAGGCTTAAGCGAATGGGAAACAATATTTAACCTGCCGTCTAATTCTGCCATGACTTACGAGGAACGGCGAGCGATTATTTTGTCTAGGATACGTGGTTTTGGTGCGCCAACTGTGGCTAAAATCAATAACGTAGCGAGAGTATATATTGAAAACGCGCGGGTAGTTGAGGCAGGCAATGTTTATCTTTATCAACTAATTATCGAATCTCCTGAACCTGCTTTGCTGCATAATACTATGGCAATGTTGAAAGCTGTTGATGTCATGAAGCCAGCGCATTTAATACTGGGCTATAGGTATATCGGCACTACATGGGATGACCTTGATGCTTTAAGTTTATCGTGGGACGAAATAGAGCGTTTTATATGGGATGACTTTGAGGTGTCAGTCAGGACATGGGACGATCAGGACGCACTTGATCTGACATGGGATCAGACGGATGGCGACAGTTGGGACGGGTACGAAAGTACTGTATTATGGTTTCAGTAGTATTATTGGGGGTGTGAGTATTGCCGGTTGAGACAGCGAAATTAGGGCTTAAAAAGCCGCTTGGGACGGATAAAGTAACCAGGGCGGCATATAATGAAAATCTTGATATTATCGACAGGTTAGTAACGCGAGATCAGTTTTATCTTGACTCGCTGAGCTATAACGAAACGGGAAGTGTAATAAGTTTTGTTCTCGGTGCTGGCTTTGTGGAGATTGTGGGAAGTGAGGTTGTAAGTGCTTCACTGAGTGTGGACACTGCTTGTAACATTGTAAATCCGGCCATTAATACCATTTATAACGTTTGCATTAAGAGTGACGGAACTATTGCCACAAATACTGGTGATATTCCGGCAGATAGCTTGCTGCTGTGGGAGATTGTAGTAGGTCAGAGTTTATCTGACCTGTCCAAGAGAGACAAGAGGGGTATTTTAAGCAATATCGGCAAAAGAGTTGTGGAGCACATTGACGATGACACTGCACATGGAATTGGTAATCATTTAACAAACCCTAATGCACACACCCTTACTAGCAGTATAACTTACTATGTAAACGCTGCTACTGGCAATGACGATAATGACGGAAGTAGTGAAAGTCCACTAAAAACAATAACTGCAGCCATAAACAAACTTCCTGCGAGAATTAATGTCACCGCTAATATTACTATATATGCTGGTATCTATGATGAGAATGTGTATATCAAAGGTTTTTATGGCAGTGGCGCTATTAATATTAGGAGGCATACTGTCGACATTGTAAATATTAATGGGAGTATTGCTATTTCAGGTTGCCAGCTAACGGTTACATTGTCTAACTTAATAATTAGAAGTGTCGACATAGATAATAGTGTTGACGCCAAAGTGGAGTATTGCTTTATAAATACTGCGGAACCGCCTGTAAGTATATCTGTTGGGGTTGATGTAAAAAACTCAAACGCTTGGATATATGTCACAACAATATCAAATTGCAGTGGCGGTGCGATAGAGGCACACAGAGGTTCTCAGGTGCTTAGTGACACCAATAGCGGCGCTAATAATGTAATTGGATTGCGTGCGTGGTCAACTGGATGTATTGCAAAAAGGCTTAGCCAACCCCCCGGAACCACGCCTGAAGCTACTGTGGACGGCGGCCAAATCAGATAGGCGGTGATTTCTTGAACTTTTCCTCACCATTAAACATTAACAATGAATTAACCCCGGCAAGCGACTTTATGACAATTGTTGCTGACGTGGCGGACACGCCATTTCTACTGACAAATGATCCTTTGTTAGCTAGTGGAGTATATGAGCAGAAAGTTAAAAACCGCTTTGGTAGCGTCTTAGTTAATCGTGTGAGAGGTTTTGTGTATACAGACCAAAGCGGCACTTTGTACGTCGAAGAACGGTCGGAAGATGGCACGTGGACAGAGCGAAAGCAGGTTACTGTGACGCTAAACACACAAGCAGACACGGGTTGGGTAGCACTAACTAAAAAAATGTATCGGTTTAGGTACGAAAACAATGCCGACGCGCAGGGAGAGTTATATATTTACCAGGCAGTCGGTTTTGGTTTTTCGGCCGGCATATTCAAAGAACCGTTTAGCGGTAGTGAGACGGTTACACACGTATTCAGTCAGACGATGCGGGGGCTAATGATTAAGAATGACGGCGAAGAATCACTGTCATTTACTATTGACGATGGCCCTTCTGCTGGTGACACGCGGGAGATACTGCCATATGAGGGTTGGAATTTTAACCTCGAACCTTTTACAACTGTGACGATAACTACAAATGTTGCTTTCCGTGCTGAAGGAGTGAGTTGAGATGTTTTTTACTCCACCACCGATTACGACAGCGCAAAAAACAAGAGTGCTTGTATTTGCAGTCTCTGGCCCGATTGAGGCAGGTGTGGTCGATGTACCTATTATGTTTCCAACCAAGGGACGCGTTATCCAGGTTGCCGCAAGTTGTCATGTGCCAAGCAGTACATTGGTTAGTTTATCGGTAGAAAAGACTACTGAGATGGACTTTGCAGCAAATACAGGCTGGCAGTCTATTACCGTTAGTCAAATTCTACTTCAAGGAGGCAGCAAAGTAAGCGACCCGGCAACGCCAAGAGGTGATCCTATCTCGGAAAGGGATTACTTTAGACTAAACATCTTGGATGAAGTTGCAGGCCTGGAAGGTTTGTCTGTCGAAGTAGTTATTTTAGTTTAGGAGGGGGTTCTATGGGAGCACCAATTTTAACTTTACGAGATCCGATTACTTTACAAGAAATACCGCTTACTCTTGCAGCATCCGGTGGGTTTAATCCTGGCATTGTCCGGGCAGGTGGTCAGTCGGAAGAAAAGAGGATTTTAGTTTGCAATAATTTTGACGGTGTGGACGGTGTTACAGATGCCCACGACTTGACCGTAACGACTTATGACGATTTGAGCTTTAACGAGGTTAAGCCTCCGGTTGTTGGCAAGTGGCTAAATGTCCGCTGTCAATCGCTCGGAGACGCTGAATTTACTGCAGTAGGAGGAGTCAGTAACGATCATATAATCGGAGCTGCTGGCACTCCTGGTGTATTGAGCGGGGTAAAGCCTGCCGGTGCAAGTATGGAGCTTACCGACACTGCAAACTATGCGGATATTTCCCTGAGACTTAACGTTCCTGCTGACTGTATTGACTTTGGGGATCACGTCATGCAGACGGTTTTTGTATATACGCATGTCTAGGCAAAGATTGTTTTGGTTGGCTCAATACGCTGATGGGAAGCAGTTATCTGAGCGTGAAGGGGTAAGTTTTAGCCTAGTCGATAGATCAAAGCTAATTTCTTTTGGTTTGGAAGGTAACGGCTTTAGAAACTATTTTGATATGGCCGGGACATTTTGGGTGCAAGGACAGAGGTTTGAGGTGGGACGTGACGGACATAGGTTTACGCCTGGTGAGATACTGCAGTATAAGCACTCTGCTTTTGCTTTAGGTGCGGGCAGTAGGATTATTCAGCACAATATTGGATTTAGCTGCAATGATGCCAAAGTGCTGTTGTGTGTTCCGACAACAGGGAATCCCGCTTATTTAAAAGCTGAAACTGCCGACGAGAGCAGTTTTTTTGTTGCTCGAAATGGCGTGACATTAAGTCAGGTGCGGGTCAATTGCATGAAATGGGAATTAAAGAGGTGAGAATATGTCAGTTGGGCAACAATTATTAGCTCCCGAAGCTGGGTGGGTTAGATTTGACGGGTCAGATCCTAGGGTGGTTTTTATTGCTCCCTCTTCTGCGGCAGTAAATCAATGGAAATCAGACGCTAATGCACAATATTATAATGGTGAAGATAGATACTCAGCGGTTATAGGAGCTAGAATATCGTTCCTATTTACTGGAACTAGAATAAGATTACTTGATGTGGGAGATCAGTACAGGGCTTATGATGTATCGGTATCAATTGACGGAGTAAGTCAAACAGTATCTTTAGCTAATCTGGGTCCCCCTCAGACTGTGTTCTTTGAAAAAACTGGACTTCCCAATACAAAACATACTGTACTAATAACTCTGAATGTTGCGAATTATATGGGTTTTGACTGCGTCGACATAGATAGTGGTTGCGAGATATTTCATCCTGCATTAGCAAATATGAGAACTGCTTTTGCAGATGTGAGTGTTATTGGAGATTATTTAAAAGCTAGGTATGCTGCTTTGAGTGGTGCATTTGGGGCAATATTCGAAGTTGGTAATTGCACTAAGCCAGCCATATTACCTTCTGGGACTGCCACGCCAGATGGTTCATTTCTCCTGATATTTTGTGGATATGATTCTGAAGGGCGTAAATTATTTATAGCAGATAGAAATATTCAGCATAGCATATCCTACTCCACCCTAGATGCTGCTGGCATAACTACGGGCATTTCGATACTAGATAGTCCCGGGGTGAAATGTACTCTACAATTACCGACAGGCGGATCTAGCAGTACCGATAAGGATAATGAATGGGATAATATAGTCGCTGGCTCGTCACTTGGGGGACTTATTACTCCCGGCGATACAAATGTGTGGAATTGGCGTGGTTCTTTAGCAGCAACATGGACAGTTAATACTACGACAAACACCAACAAGGTTACCAGAGGAGAGTACAGCTACTCTGGTACTGTCTACGGAACTAATGACGTTTCTTTTTACACAACTCAAAATCCTAGCACTGCGTCTAATGTAGCAGGATTTAGACCTGTACTTTTGGTTGAATCAACGATATCTGTTAATAACTTAATGACTACTCCGTCATTAGTGCACAATTCTAATATTGCACTAACCTGCACATGTACAGCAGAAACTCAAGTCAAATATCAGGTTTCTGTAAACGGCGTGGTTGTGATCCCTTATGGGATATTAGCATCTTCTCCAATTAGTGTTAATTTAACATTAGATAACTCCTTGTTTATTGTTGGGACTAACACGGTTCAAGTAACAGCAATGAACGCGATGTCTGAAGCAGTCTCAGCATCAACCACTGTAACTAAAACCAATATAGCGCCAACCATAAGTGCAATATCGAATACGATCACAAGTTTAGTTGTCAGAATATTAGACGCTGACGCCGACAGTGTATCGTACAAGATAGAGCGCTTAGATAGCGATGGAGTAGTTTTGAGCACTATTATCGGAGAGAGAATAGCAGAACTAGATACAGATATTTTTATTGACCTATCATCCATTGACTTTTATGTCGGAGATCGGATTAAAATCACTACTACTGATGAAATCGGGGCGGTTACTGCACAGATAGTTGACCCTGTTATTCCTGACGCTGTGATTACAAATCCGGCAGTGGTATCTAATATACACATCGGGGACTCAGAGCTTACCGCTACATTAACAACCGACAAGGGAGAAATGCTTTACCGCGTCCTGAAAGACGGGGTGGAGATATACCCTTGGGAGCAGGTTACTTCTCCTGTAAACATAGACAAGGCATTGGCAAACAATCTATTTACTGTCGCTACTGTAAGCACAATAACGCTTGAAGTCAAGAATACTGCTGGAAAAACTGCTTCGTGGCAGGGCTTTGTGACGAAAAATAACACGCGTCCGAGCGTTACAGCGTCTACCAGTCATATGACATTAACGGCTAATATAACTGACCCGGAGTCAGACACGACGCGGTACAAGCTCAAAGTAAATGGTGTGCAGGTATATCCTGAGAGTGACTTTACCGACTTTTTGCCGACTCCTATTGACATTAGCTACAGATTTAATGCCTCAGACGTTATTATTGATGAGCAAAATACACTGCTAATTGAATTTGAGGACTCTTTGGGTAGTGCCGGATCATGGGCAATGCCGTTTACGCCTACCTATCAAAATATAATGCTTTTAAATAACGGTCTGTATATGTCAGATGACATGAGGAATGTATTGAATCGTCCTGACCTAGGCATTGTTAAAGCCGGTGGTATGTCAAGCGTTCTGGAGCTTATGGCCAAGAACATGACCGGAAAGACGCTGGCAGGTGTACGCATTTGGACTGATACAGTCAATGAGGGACAGACCTATCAATTCAGCAGGACAGCAACTCCGTTTGTAGCGGAAAATGATTTGTTGATTGAGGAAGAGCTTGTGGACGGTGCAAGTGCTACTTTTTATATGCGTGTTGTGTTGGCGCAGACTGTTACTGCTCCATCGTCTGTAGTCAAGGTCAGAGTGGAAGAAGTGATAGGGGCGTGATGCTGTGTACAGCAATGACGCTGAGGTATCGCTTAAGACAGGCAATGTCCTGTCCCTTGAAACAGCTTTCACAGTTGAGGTTGGTGAGGCCCTATGTCTAGAAACTGGCTTCGTTGTGCCATGGACAAACAATGGGGAAATAGATTTAGCTGTCGGAAAGATTCTGGCACTAGAGACTAGATTTGTTGTTGAAGTCGGCGAAGCTCTAGGACTAGAAACTGCTTTTGCAGTACCATGGCTAAATGACGCTGAGGTATCGCTTAAGACAGGCAATGTCCTGTCCCTTGAAACAGCTTTCACAGTTGAGGTTGGTGAGGCCCTATGTCTAGAAACTGGCTTCGTTGTGCCATGGACAAACAATGGGGAAATAGATTTAGCTGTCGGAAAGATTCTGGCACTAGAGACTAGATTTGTTGTTGAAGTCGGCGAAGCTCTAGGACTAGAAACTGCTTTTGCAGTACCATGGCTAAATGACGCTGAGGTATCGCTTAAGACAGGCAATGTCCTGTCCCTTGAAACAGCTTTCACAGTTGAGGTTGGTGAGGCCCTATGTCTAGAAACTGGCTTCGTTGTGCCATACTCGAATAGTGCAGAAATTAGTTTCAGTATTGACGTTATTGCATCTGGTTTTCTTTCTGTCTATCTTGACACTATAGCTCCTGTTCTGAATATTACTGCGCCTGTCAGCGTGGTAAAAGGCGAGGATATTGCGGTTCATGTTACGAGCAGTGAGGATTTGGATAACTGGCAGGAGGTTGTCATTAAAGATTCTGCCGGTAATAGTCATGTCGTCACTGGTTATTTCGTTAACAAGAGAACGTGGCAGGGCATGATTAGCAGTTCTGTACTGTCTGTCGGTACTGCCCTGGTAACTGCTAGTTTTCGCGATGAGGTGCATAACGACGCTACCGAAACGTCAAGTGTCAATATAGCAAGGTCTGTTTTGCTCAGAATGAAAGTTCGAGTGTTCATAATTTGATCCGTAAGGGTCAATTAATATAACTAAATAGGGGAGGGATTTAAAATGGCAAGTAGTATTGAGGTGAATTTAGACATGAGTGGTCCGGCAAATCCAAGTATTTCTCTTGATGGTGGAGCAACCTATTCAACATCTCTATTATGCAACAGCACTATTGGCACTGACGATGTAATTACGACTGGGTACCAAATGAAGCTTTGGGGAGACGTTGACGAGTCTGAAAACGTAAATATCCAGACTGCTGAGGAAGATTCTGAATGGATAAGTTTCAGCACGTCTCAGCAAATTAAGTGGTCTGCCGGTGACGGTACTAAGACTATTAACTTAAGATTGCGTGACGATGTTTTAAACGAATCAACTGTCGCAACCGACACCATTATCTTGGACACTACTTCACCCATTATTACGATTACTGGTGGCCCGACTCCGGCCAAGATTTCCAAGGTAACCGGTAAGCGCGTAACTACCTTCAGCTTCCGCTCTGACGAAGGGTTTGAGGCTTACGAGGTTATGGTAGTAGCTAATGCCGGTGATGGACATGCCTCTGGTACCTTGATTGGAGTAGTAAATGGCTCTGTGAATATGTCAGGTAGTGCAGGCGGGTATGCTGCAGACACTGACATTGAATGCACCTTAGACGGCGCAGATTTAGAGACTGCTGGTGCTGAGGGTGTTAACGTCATTAAGGTATTTGTGCAAGACGAGGCAGGCAACTGGTCTATCTAATCTATCTAGTTGCTTAATTATAAGGAGGGCGAAGGCTCTCCTTTACATAATCATTAATTGTTTTTACGCGTAATATTTGAGGTATACAAAAAGTATACAAGTATACCTATGTATACCTCTTCGGAGGTTATTTTTATTTGGTTACCGGGAGATGGTTTTATGGATTTCAACAGAATAAAAGTATGCGCGGGAGTGCTTGGGACTGCAGTTGGCAGCTCCCTGGGGGCAGTGTTGGGAGGGTGGGACGCGCTACTCAAAGCCTTAGTTATTTTTATCGTGTTGGATTATATTAGTGGTCTTATTGCCTCTGGCTTTGAAGGCAGGCTTAGCAGTAGGATAGGTTTTCGGGGGGTAGCTAAGAAGGTTTTTATCCTCATACTGGTAGCTGTAGCCTATATTATTGATCAACTGATTGGAGCGAACATGATACGTGACGCTGTTGTTGGCTTTTATCTCGGTATAGAGGGACTATCTATACTTGAAAACGCAGGTAGGGTGGGCATTCCGTTACCTGCTATCTTAAAAAATATGCTAGAAATTTTGAAGTCCAAGAAACAGGAGCAAGGGAAATAAGTTATTTGTTAGGAGTGATGAGTATGAGAAAAAAACCCGTTCATTACCTGCAATACGACCCTAAGTGGGGTAAAATAATGTTCTCTAACCACAACGACACTAAACAAACAATCGCTTCGTCCGGTTGTGGTGCTGCGTCATCTGCAATGGTACTTGCTACTTTGCGCGATCCTGCTATTGCGCCGGAAGGTGTGGCTTATGACATAATGGATAGCGGCTATCGTACCTATAATAATGGCGTAGACTGGGCATGGTTTCCGGTCATGGCTAAAAAATATGGGCTTAGAATGAAGCAAACAACTTCAACTGATGAGACAATTGAGGAACTCAAGAACAACGCCTTGGTTGTTGCAAGTATGGGCCCGGGATATTTCACAAAGTTTGGCCACTATATTTTGTTGTGGAACGTTGATGAAGCTAACAAGATTATTTACGTCAATGATCCGAACAGTACTACCAGAACCAAAGCAGCCTACGACATATTCAAGAAGCAGGCAAGGCAGTATTTCATATTTTACGGGGAGGCAAAAGGCATGGAGCCAAAACAATTCATCAGTCTACTAGTTCCTGATGCTCAAAAGTTGCAACTGGAATTTGGTATTTTTGCTTCTGTAACGTTAGCGCAAGCAGCACTGGAAACCGGTTGGGGAAAATTTATGCCAAAGGATAAAAATACCGGTCAGGTAAGCTATAATTTATTCGGCGTAAAAGGTAAGGGTACAGCCGGTAGCGTACTGTCCCGGACATGGGAGGTATATGACGGCAAGCGGGTTGAAATAGATGCACAATTCAGAGCTTATAATAATTATCTGGAAAGCCTACGGGATCATCATGCGTTTCTTATGCAGGACCGTTACATCCCTGTTTGCCAGGCAGTAACACCTGGGGAAGCAGCTGAACAGTTATACAAATGTGGCTATGCAACTGACCCTGATTATCCAAAGAAGCTTATTGATATAATAAATACCCATAATCTGCAGCAGTATGATATTGTAGTTGCAGAGTGGGCGAGGGAATCATGGCGGAAGGCTATGGCAAAAGGCATTCTGGATGGCACAAACCCGCAGGGGGCAGTAACCCGGGAAATGCTGGCTGTAATGTTGAACCGCTGTGGATTGCTTGACGCAGCTGAGATTCCGCAAAGCTTTGTAGATGCGCTGAAAGCTGCAGGGATAATCAGTAGTGACCACCCTGTTGGCGCAAGGCCGACATGGGGAGAGCTAGCTTCAGTGATTAGTAAGCTGGAAGTTAAGAAGTAATCTTTGGCCCTGGCTCACGCTGGGGCTTCTTAAATTTTAAAATGGAGGTGCAGTTAGCATGGATTTAAGTCAATTCACCCCGGACATGGACACGGCCATTAAGTCACTAATAAGTATACTACTCACAATGGGTGCTTATTATCTTAGGCAGCATTTCACCGAGAAACAAATGGCTACTGCCAAGGGCATTGCTAAGATAGCTGTGTCTGCAACTGAGCAGTATGCAGCAATAAAGGGAATTAGGGGCGAGGATAAACTGAGTGATGCTATTTTGCGGGCTGTTGGGTTAGGAAAAGCGTCAAGGATTAAGTACACTGACGACAAGTGGGATAGCTTAATCCATGATGCGCTGGCTGAGGTTAAGAAAGTTTGGAACACTACAGACACTACCACCGCCACAGCGCAAACTACCGACATGGTTGTTACTGCTGAATTCGATCAGCTAAAATCAGGGGTAGAGGCGTCAATTGAACAGTTGCAGAAACAAA